CTCGCACTCAGAATGCTCGGCGTCAACAAAAGCAAAAGGACTTCCTGTGCATGTGGTTTTATCAATGGTAGGAACACTGATCGGCATCGTCCTGTCATCCAGGACAAACTTCTCATCACCAACGGTTATCGTATCCTGAATATGTATGCCGTGCTCAACAGCCGACTCTTTGTTTATACTAAAATCAAACGGGGCGCCCCAGAAACACGGCGGAGTCACGTCGGCAATTTCCCAGTCGTCGGTAGGATCGGAACTTCCCGGGTTAATGTCTGTCCAGTACCACGGTGTAGTATCACCCAAATGCCCCGCCATCGCCCACCTATTCGTCTCCATACCATATTCATCCAAGTGCCAATATAGCCAGACACCATTTTCATTCTGATACGCAGTCTTCCCTCCATAAGTTCCATTTGGACTGAATGTCCCCCTACAAATCAGTATCCCCGCTACTGTATCAACGTAGGTAGAATCTACGCTTGATAGCTCAGGAGGAGGAACTCCATACTGGTCAGACTTCCATACATCGTTGGTCTGGGGAGGCAAATCTATTAGCTCTCCCAACTGCACTGGCGCTGCATCCCCTTCTATCACACCTTCCGGCCAGGTCAAGTCCAAGTAGGGAACTTTCCTAAATCCGTCAATCAGCAAGTCATCAAATTCCTCTGGTATATCCGCTGGGTAAACACCATCATCATCAAAAGCCTCTCCGTCTCCCCTAACCACACGGAGTTTGGAAAAGTCTGCTGCTCTTCCTCCCCACTCTATTGTCTGGGTATAACTATCCCCCTCTGAGCTGTGCAGTACGGTAGTGTCCAATGAGGTCGTACTCCCAGTGGTTATAATATGCCTACCATCCGGCTCATACAGATGTCCAACCCTATCGAAAGCAAGTGGGGGGATAAAACTAAAATCAAACGCCTCTGAGTTTTGCTGAAATACAATTCTTGTCGCGTGGTAATCGTCGGGACAGGTATGAGTATAGAAGCTCAGTGTGACCCCAAATGGCCACTCTCCCACCACATAGCCAGAGGTAAATGTATCTTCTGCTGAATCACCTCCCTCAACCGCTGCTGTTATCATAGCGCCCTCAGGTATCACAAGCCTATCTTCATACTTCACTCGTTCCACGTACAAAACATCAGCCTGTCGCACCTCACGGCGTTGCACTACTGCGTCTGGGATTGTAACAGTAATGTGAAAAGTGTAGGTTTGCCCAATAACCATAGTATAAGTTTTGAGCGTTATCAGGTTCAAATAGTGGGGATAAAGTACAACCTGCAATTTTAATTCATTGCCAACAGGAAGAATGTGTATCGCACAGCCAGGAAGATCAAAATTGAGAGCTTGTACTACAACCCCAGCAGCATTGTTTGCTATCAGATCATAAATGGTAAGCCAAATATCGGCTACATACCCCTCTGTACCCAGTGCCTGAGTTGTTGTCCAAGGACCATTCGGCATCAGTCACCACCAGTTACGCTATAGATAAATCTTTTTGCGACCCCAACGCCGAATATCATAGCTGACAGTCGTATCGTACGAGGCATTGTTGGTTATTCTAAACACAAACTCATCTGGTTCCCACGCATTTATTACCTCCGCCTCGCAATCCTCGTCATCCAAAACACCATCCATTGACACTGGTCCCAGTAAAACAAGTGGATCATGGGACAGTGTAATATCAATATACCCACCCGCAGGCAAATTAAGTACAGTACCTTGGAATCTTATTTGGTGGACTGCGCCTGCCCCGGTCCACAAATTGCGGTCGGCGCCCACAGGATCATTATCAGCCGACAACACGGCCCCAGCTGCGTCAAGGGAAACGGTAGCTACCAATATGTCCCCGGTGGCTTTATCGCCGCTGGTATTGGCTACCCATTGGACAACCGCATCACGCGCAGTCCTTCCCAACGCCCTAGCATATACCCAATTGACGGCATCATTGGTAAGGTTTTGAATGTAGTAAAATGTTACTGTATATGTATCACCGGACTGAACTGCGGCCGGCAATGCTGCTGACCACATCAGCCTTCCGGATGTGCTCGTGAAATCAGTAACTTGCCGTATCTGCCCACTGTTCGCTCCAGAGGTAAACAAGATATAAGCATCATTCCAAAAATCGTCAGCCTCAGTGCGAGCGTTGTCAAGTAGGTAAGTGGTATCCCCTCCATTCGCCGTGCCATCCGCCTCCATTGTATTATTCATAATAAAGGCCCTACCATAAAGAAACCCAATGATGGCATCATCAGCGGGTGGTACGGCAATTCTTGCCGTAGCCTCATCAATGGTTGGCACAGCGTGGCTGCGCTGGATTATACCATCCTCAACCAATCGCCACAATAATACCTGCGCCACCGCATGCTCTAAGTATCGAGCTGGGCGATTGGTGTCTTCTGGGTCAACTAGGTCGCCATCTCCCTCAGTTGACGAACCCCTATCCCAATACAATCCAAGAAGTGTAGACTGTGCGTTGCTCATAAAAACTCACCTACGTTCATTAGCCATAATATTCCCCACCATAATAACTCATTCCGTAGCTGGCTGTGGGAACCTCAATAAGAGTATCACCATCAAAGTAATACCCAACCATATAGCGAACATGTGCCCGCCCTGCCGCGTCCAACGATGGGGACAATGCGCCAACCATGGCATCTTCTTCCCGAGCACCGCGAGCACCGCGCCGGTGGATGCGTTTCAGCTCGTCAGCCTGCCGCGCTATATCCATATCTGAATCAAATTGCAGCCTCATCGAAATCACTCCTCACCGTTGCCGTTACCATTACCACCAATCTCGGCCAATACCACTTTATGAATAAACCAACCAACCAACTCAGTCCCACGAGGGCCTGACCTTCCACCCACATCGTGCTGGACTTCCACTATACGGTAGGCATTTAGGTCTATATCAAGTTCCTCTCCGCCAATAACCGCAAACACCTGCCCACGCACCGCATTTTGGAGAAACGGGACGCGCACCCGGCAATACTCAGGGCGGTAGGAATAACGGGAGTAATAAGCCTTAGCCAACCGATTAACTATCGCATGAGTATTGGCCCAGCTAAAGCTCCAAGTATTTTGCTGCTTCCTACCTATCGGATACCCACGACCAACATACGGGGCAACTGCTTGGATAGATGCCCAATCAGTATAGTTGTAAGTTATTGGCTCGTCCATGTCAGCCTGTCTTGCTCCCTTAACTATCACACTATTATAATAACTTCCCTCAATTTCCATAATGGGAGCGCGTATGTCCTCTATTTCATGCATCATCACATGGTCACCAGTAATCCCCACAACCCGCCCGGCATCGGCTGCACTCATCGTAAAAACAAAATCAACTCCGGCTGCGTTGCCTGTGCGCAATATGTCCTCATGCAAGCACCCGGGAGAGTTGGGACCATTGCTGATATGGTCCCACCAATGGCGCATATGCCCATCTAAACCAATCCCCGACACTGCGTTACGTCGGGTGGGAACAAGAGAGCTATCTACGCAGTAAGGGCAGCCCTTATACAGCACACCGCCACGGACAAACAGACCGGCGTTGCCCGCATAAATGGCTATGTTCTTTAGTATGTCAACCCACGAGCGCCCATCTTCAAATCTCCAAACGGGCTCTGATGGCAACCCAAAGTTAAAATACTGGATTCCTCCGTTGCCATTAGCAGGTTCTAACACCTCACATTGACAATAAACGCCAAACTTCTCACAAATCCAATAGAAAACATCCTCAATCCGTCGCCCATCAAATACAGGCGCATCACCTTCCACACTAACATTCCCGAGCTGTTCAATGATGCTAACAACACTGGCGTCCATATCAATGTCCTGATGCTCGGCAGTGTCAAAGCTCGTAGTAAACCCATCAAGGATACATACCGAAGTCTCCTCGGTCCCATCATCTAACACCCACGTCCCCTCAACGCTCACTCGGTGGACCCGTCCCGCCCTGGCTGTACTCCCCCAGCCCCCGGTTTGATTATCCACACTAACGCGACCACCCCGGCCTATGCGGCCCTTACTGGCTTGCACAGCAATCCGTTTGGCATCTACATATGGGGCGTTTTGGGAAAACTCGTAAAAGCTACTGTCTTGAAAATAATCATTCCAATAAACAATAGGGCTGCGCGACATTCGCAATGATAATGGCGTGTCCTCACCTAATGGGTTCATTTGCTTATTGCTAATTTGAGGACCTGCCGTAAAGACGTCGGTGGATGCGTATGCGTAAACAGTCACCATATATTCAGTCATGTGAGCACCGGCAGGCACCCGCGACAACCCAAGGAGGCCCCGAATCCACGTTCCCTTGGCCCACGACCGGAGAACCCAAGTCTCATCCTCATCTAGGTCATACACTGGATTCTGCATCACCCTAATTCCCGCATCAAACGTGTCTGCATCCCACGGATAGGGCAAATATATTATCGGGAGCCTGTACGACGCATACGAAGGCATAGTGATCGGCCAGAAGATAAATGCAAACTGCCCGGCGTTGTTAAATACTACCACCTTGCCCTTACGAACGAATGGATATATTCCAACTTGGTTGACCCAATCTGTCCGTAGGTATCTATCAGGATAGCGAAAAAGCGTCCCGCTGCGCCCCGGGTCATTACCATTAGACACCAGCACCCCATGCTGGGTGCAAACAAACCATAACCTGGTGGGCGCCGGGTCCTCGTTAGCCTCGGCCTGATCCATCGCGCCTGTCAATGTCGCAACGGAAATGCTAGCTCCACGCTCATTCGCAGTCCTCAACTCCAGCACACTTGATCCAGTCCACGCATCATCCTTCCACCACATACGGGCGGGCCCTTCGTGGGGAAGTTCCAGCATATGATATCCGTGCGGTCCCTCCCCAAACTTTATGTAGGTTCCATAAGGTTGTGGTGGGATATCATCCTGCATTCTGGCTCGCCACAAGTCAATTGCGAAAACTGGAGCACAGGGTAGCTCAAACCGCGACCGCAGTCCAACATATTCACCAGCAGGAGGAAGCTCACCCGCTCCCTGATAATACAGACGGGCGGCTCCTACCTCACCGAACGGGCGGTCATGCCAGAAGTTATTGCGACCATCGGTAGTTCCATAACCAACAGAATCCCAGTAATTAAGATCAATAAACTGGGATAATGTCTTCGTCCCTACGCCCCACTCCTCCGCTGTTTCATAGCCACGAGTATCAAGAAAAGGATATAACATAATTGGAGGATTCTTCCCACCCAAAGGCAGCTTGAGGAACGCCGGCACAGCATGACCGACTACCACACCATTAGAATAAATAGGCTCCGCCCCGGTCATCGGCCAAGGATCGCCAGCATTCCGGTACAGGGAAACATATGGAAAGATGGCATCATCATACTCATCAGACTTCGGCCAAGCATTTAGCTCGCCTGGGATGTGCATCCCACCATACCCAGGATACCTTACCATAAGTCGATTCAGTACAACACTGCCGCCATCCTCCATTAGAGGAGTGCCGGGCTGGGTTATGGCTACATACAGTTTTGGTTTAACTCGACGGGCCATTAGCTTCTACCTGCCTGACGACCATACCTAGAATAATACCCGGGGCTATCCATTTGACGGATTTGAGCGTTGAGACCGTCGGTGGGAACAACCTTAATTTCAAGTCGAGGAGGCGGTGGCATTCCGTAGACCATCTGACTATACCAGCTACCCAAGGCATCGCCTAGTTCTTCTAGCCAAGACTCAAACCCAGGAATGTACCGCCGCGCTGCATAACCAATCCCATAACCACCAGCACCAGCAGCAAGTGCCAAACCAGTCACAGCTAGGGGCGCCGCGCTAATGGCTGCACCAGCACTCATGGTACCCAATCCACTCAGCCCAAGCCCTCCAACAGCTCCGGCTCCCCATCCAGCTATTCTACCACCCCATCCAGCTATTCTACCACCCCATCCAGCTATTCTACCACCCCATCCAGTAGCAGCGGCTCCCGTTCCTGGAGGAATAAAACCATACGAGCCTCCAGCAGCCCTTCCAAACAGCCACAGTCCTATATCTTTAATTGTCTTTAGTCCCCTACCAACCTTTCCCATCATCGAAATACCCTGAAGTATAACCAAGGCGTAACCAAGCCATTTAAGGGTTGTGTTTAACTTCCCCAAAACATCAACCAGCCTGCCAAGCACCTCCCACAATTTACGGAAGATGCCCTTCTGCTCGCCCTCCCCGCCGGCTACCCCTTCGGCTGCTGCCCCCTTACTTGCTATCCTTTCAAACTCCTTAACTCTAGCTTGGGCGGCTCGCACTGCCTCACTGCGACCTGCCATAGGTACCGGGCCCACTTCCTGACCCAACGCTTGTGGGCCCAAATATTCCTTCCACGCTTCAAACGCCTCAGAATTAAGTAGCACTGCTTGGGCTGCCTGTAACGACTGCTCGGCTGTGCCACCACGCGCCAACACATCCTGGCGGGCGGCGGCTGATATAGTTACTCTTTCCTGTATCCCTCCCCCTATTGCCTCTTCTTTCTCCATCAACCAAGGAAGCGCTTCTTTCTTAGTAGCAATCACAGCGGTGTACGCAGCTCCAATAGCCTTGACCGCCTTTGGTTTGCCCAACAGTGCGGCAGCAGCCATCGCCATGTAAAGCGCCTGTTCAAATACCCATAACAATGCGTCCCCTAACGACAACACAAGCTGTAAATATGTGCGGAAGAATGCAATTACGTGTGGGGCCCAATCAACCACGACCCCCATCACCTTCGTCATTATGCCCTCTATCCCACCAGACCTAGCGTACCACTCGTCAAACGCTATGCCGATCTTATCCAACCAACCGGAAACCACAATAAGGATTGGCTCAACTCTATCGGCAAGCCAGTTCCACACTGGACGCAACCGCTCCGACCATTGAGTGAATTGCCAAGCAATATAATCCAAAATGCCTTCCTTCTTTAATTTATATCCTTCCTCAGTCAATTCGAAAAACCTATCACGAACCTTAAAAATCGCATCAGCCAATGGCTTGAGAAACCCACGCCGCTGCAGCGCGTATGCAAAGTGCGCCCACATATCCTGCACATCAGCCAACGCCGCTGCAAATGTATAAGCCATCGCCCGGGCCATGCCACCATAACGATCTTCGATTAAACTAATAATAGCCAAAAGATTCCTAGCGTGCGCTTCAGGCCCAGCCTCCGCCCCAGCCAATGTTCCCGGTCTCCGACCAGGCACTCCTCCATATCTTAGAACTTGACTCGGAAGAATGCCGAACGATGCCCTCAATGACCTAAACCATCCTGTGGCCCCCTTCATTATAGCTTCCGCAGCTTCCTCGGCTGTCCTCCCAAACACTGCAGCTAAATCCAACGCGGCCGGTATAACGCCCTTGATCCCCTTTTCCGGAAATGCTTTTGGTATAATCTCCGAACCAAGAGCCCAGCCCTTGATCATAGCCTCAGCAATATCAGTCCATACCGCCTTTATCCCGACTGACATGTTCATGGCATATTGAAGCGCATCTTCGCCCATCATCTTCCTGCCTTCTGCCCCCATGCCCATACCGAAGAGCGCCCCCATTCGCTTCTCCAGAATCTCCATCTCACTAGCCGCATTCACTACCGACTTCACAAATTGCACAGCCAACCCAATTATCTTGCGAAAGCCCTCCACCATCGTCTCAACCATCCGGGTAAACGGACGGATGATATTGCGAATAGCATACATAATAGACAAAAATACCCAGTAGGTCCTCAGACCAAAGGAAAACATCCCCTGTATTTTGCCATAAACTCTACCAATACCTCCCAGAATGTTACGGGCAACGCCTTGTACGCCCATCGACATTCGTGCCTTTGCATACTCCTTCAATGCACGTATATGTAGCGCCAACATTCGCTGCTCTTCCCGCAGTTCCCTTGCCCGCAATGCCCGCCTCCGTGCAAAGTCACGTTCCATTTCCTGTTTGGCACGGGCGATCATTTGGCCTTTCTTTTGCTCTATCGCCTCACGCCGAGCCAAGTCGCGCATCATTTCCTGTTTGGCGCGGGCAATCATTTGGCCTTCTTTTTGCTCCATTTCCTTCTTTCTTTCCAATTCCTTTTTACGCTGAGCCACAACCTTCTCCCCTTGCCGTACCTCTGCCCGCGTGTATTGCGCCCTTGCAACGGCAAGCTCCTTCTCGGCTTTGGCCCTTCTTACCGTCTCAGCGGCGGCATTCCTTTCAGCCTGTGTACTCTCCTTAGTCAAACCTGCCCGTATTTTGAGCGCATCTTGATACAGTTGCTCGGCTTGGGTAACCTCAGAGCTTCGCTTCCGCAAACGCTCATAGGCAGTAGCAAGGGACTTCTCGCTCTGTATAACAGTAAGATTTCTAGCTTGAAGATTTCTCCTACTCTCGTTTAGCCTTGTCACCTCCACTGCCATCTCAGAAATGCCACGGCGAGCAGCGCTAGTAGCACCAACGCCACTAACATCACGAGTACCGCCAATACCGCCGGCACCACCAATGCTACCAGCCTTGCCACGCAACCCTTCCAGCATGCGGGTTGCTTCGGAAATATCAGCAGTTACTTTTAGCCCAAGGGTTACATCAGCGTCTGCCATTTAACTCACCAAGGTTTGCGCCAGTACATCTTTGCCAAAGTCTTCATCTCGCGCCTAAACCTGTCATAAACCATACCGCCGTTAGGCTCGATCCGTTCGCGAAAAAATGGTTGAGCAGTCTTACCTGGGTCCACGTCAATATATGGAGGATAGCTGGGTCGCTGCTCGCGATATCCGGCCTCAGTCGTGGGGAGGTCGCTGGAAACATACTCCCTGAACCATCGGCGCAGCTTCTTTCTAGCCCACGTTTCCTTCCCCCCAACGCCATATAGCCAAACTCGGTGTGGCGCAGCTTTTGAATGTTTTGCCCATGCATACGAAAATGGATCGTATTTCTGCACAGGCTCTCCACTAATAAGCAATGCCCCACTCTCCCCTATGCGAATACTAAAGCGCCCCGCATTGATAATATTCAGAGGAAACATGCGCAAATCCTTCTGCAGCCACCCCTCAAATACGGGTGCATCGCCCTTCGCAGCCCGCAACGCGGCGTCCGCTGCTGTACGCATGGCTATTTGGGTGGCCTTGGCCAGCCGTGCCGGAAACTGAGTAGACAGCTGGTCAAACCATAATTGACTTGCGTCATCCCAAACTAGTCTAAACATCATTATCATCCTAAAGGCGAACCAGTTTCGCAACAGCCCATAAACACAAAACTCCACCAACTAACGGTACTTTTCCCTCATTGCCTTGGCTTTACCATGGGCATAAGATTGCCAAATAGCAATCCGCCAATGGGCTATCCTGTTCCAAGGAACATTTCCCGGTAGCAGATGGAGCTCAAAGAAAATTTCAGCTTCCTCGACACGATGGGTTATGAAGCGGGCCATCTTTCGTTCGATCCAAGTCGAATCAATCTCAGGGTCTGCTTCTCGTACCAGTTGACTAAGGCTGGCTAGATATTCACGGTACTTAACCTTATCCAACCGACCATCTTCAGTCTGAAACCGAGGGTCCTTCTTGGCTTCCAGTTCGCTAATGTGGCTAGCGGGCTCTTTCTGCTCAAGTATCTTACCTAACCGCTGCTGAACAACTATCTCCAAAACCGAAACATCACCTTGGAGTACAGCGGCCTCCCCCACTAGCCTGGCAAGTTTTTTAACTCACCAACCACCGCCTGCTGGTCAAGAACCGCTTCCAACTCGCCGGATTCGCTCTCCACCGCTATGGTCTCCTCACCAAAGTAAAAATCGTTAATGGCGCGGAAAAGAACACCTAGAAGTGCTGGAGGCACCTCATTGAGCATCTTCCTCTGCTCCGAACTTTGCCGAGGCCAAGCAACCGCCTCAATGCCACTACTAGTGCGCCGTGGCAACCGGGCGTCCTTTATCAGCCGCATAACAACAACCTCTCTAAGAAGGCCAAATGTGTCATAACGCCGCTCGATAAGCTCATCTAATGTGCCATCATCCTTAATCTCGCGGTGCACAGTCTCCTTCATAAAAAGAGACTCGAGGCGACTAATCTGCTCGGCATTAGCCTCCCGGAGCACTACCCAATACTCATCCCCGATGTCCTCTCCGGCCGGACCAGTCAACGGTATACGGTCGCTCTCACCAAGGTCGGCCCTCAGTGCCAACTTGTCAAGGATTTGTGCTTTTCGTTCATCAGTCAAATTTCCCATTGTCATCTCCTCCGCTACTGGCGGATTTTAGTATTCTATTCTCTATTATTTTCTAATCGGTCCTGCGCGTCGTTCATTGCGGGTATAACAACATGCCTACGCACTTCATCATATCGTTTGCTGGGAACACTCGCACCATTACGCACTTCTCGATGCTGTTTTATCAGTCCCAACAGCTTTGCGTTATCTGCCGATGCTAGCGTAAATATGCACCGTGGCCGCCTGCCTTCCTCCTTCAAATGTCTTGGCAAAGGCTGCGCCTCAGTGCTCTTCAAAAATATCCCGTCGAAGCACAATAGAGTACAAACCAAATTCATATCAGCTGTCGTAAATGTATAAACAGTCCCCTTATTAGTAGGATCGGCCATAATCACATCAGTTCCCGATTATCAATTATGGAATTGTCAAGGTAATCGGTGGAGTTGCGCCATCATCACTGCCCAGCGCAAGCCAGTCCGAAGTGACTTGAATGCGGCTTCGATTATCGCCCGGCAAGTCACTGCGCGGGTCCATCCAACGAACCCGAGGCATATCCAGCTGAAGAGTAACCCCACCACGAGCCAAAGAAATGCGCAGCGCACCATCATAAGTCGTCCCAAACGTATCAGCAAGCGACGCTATCCACTTAGTAAAGAAGTCACTACCCTGCTTCTCTGGAATGTCGCGAACGAATCGGCCTGACACATCAGGTCCGCCAAGGTTATAAAGCGTGCGAGGGTAAAAGCTGCCGTCGAGACGCATCCCCTCGCCGGGGTCCTCCAACACATTGTTAATCCTGACTTCTATCTCCTCAAAGTCGTAGTCCACCGATAACGATCCAATGCCACCAACGTCAGCACTCAGCGTAGCCTCCTGGTAGATATAGGGGCCACCAGTTACGACATCGGGCTCAGGACCATTATATGGCGTGACTGGCTCCTTGCCAACCAAGTCCAAAGTGAGGGAAACTACCTGACGCTTCACTAGGGTTATCACAGCCTCGCGGACCTTCACATCCAGTATTTCCCGACTCTGGTACTGATCGAGGATAAACACCGTAGCAAAACGGCCTTGGTTGTACCCCATTGTACTACGGTCGGTAATCCAAGTAATGAGGTCGTCGAGGCTCGCTTCTACCGCCTGTAACGCCACCGGGACGCCCCCCTCGAACCACTGACCGCTGGAAAATACCAGATGATCATAGTCGGTATAGTCCGCCTGTCGATAGGTTTCAACATTGCCAACGCGAGCGAAATCCAATGTATCGTTCCAAGGCACCCAGTTGACATTCTCTGCGGACTCTTCCGCAACACCCTCTTCACTTTGCAGAGCGAAGCCGAATCGAGCGTGCTTGCTTAGGCTCGGTCCTGTGGTCAATAGCATATCTAACTAACCTCCTTCCTTCTAGACAGGCGTAGCAGCCTTGTCTATGATTACAATACGCTTCGCTTCTATGTAAATGTCGCCCCAGTCTATTTGACTCCCTTGGGCGGTCTCAACAGTCCGTTCCCCGCTTGGGCCTACCACCTGTCCGGGAGTTGGCACGAGCTGCATTGGCTGGGTTAGATAAGAATCATAACATGTGCCACCCAGAGTAAAGTCTTCCCCCAAAAGCGTCATAAGCGTCTCCATCTCCTCCACAATAGTTTGACGGTCGTACCCATCATACACAAGGCGGGCATACCGAACTATTAACCTATACGTATCTATCCACTGCGCAGTTGTTAGGCACTCACGACTAACCCTAGCACCAAAGACCCAAATTGCCGGAAACCACCGGTCTTGGGGGCGGGGAGCGGGCTCCATAGCCAAAAAATCCTGTTGGACAAGTTTGAGTGAACTACACAAATTTGGCAAATTATACAGCCTTACATACGCCCCCCGTTCTACTGTATAGGCATTAGTGATACCGGAAGTGGACCACAAATGCCATTCAGCCGTGCCCAATTTGGTTGTGTCAATCGTAATAGTCTCCTGGTGCTCAATACCACCAGGCGTGTCAGCCGCCGTCGGTTGTACCAACACAGCCTTGCCTGAATCATCAAGAGGATTATTGTAGAAAAGATGAGTGCCAACAATCCCCGCGCCTGCGTCATCTCCGATAAATTCCTCACCAATCTTTATCTCAGTATCAGTAGGAGACGCATCTTGCTTTAGTAATACCCGACCTAAACAGAGATTCCGGGCACCCTCAAATGGATTTATAGTATAATCTGGACGCATGTCACTCCAGCATCCCCGCTCTGCCTATAATCTCCTTCAAAGTAACAACCTGGTATGGCCCTAAAGTATCATGTGGTGTGCGCCGAGCAATCACGCGGTAGAATCGACAGGCAAGCACAGTCGAACCTGCCGCAAACTCATTTTCCAACGCATGACTATCATAAATAGTTAGCTGCCCCACCGAAATTGCCTTAATCGTACAGAGTTCAATGGTTGAACCAGATTTTATCGAAATCTGGTCAGCTACCTCAAAGCCGGTTGTCCCCACTACCGAAAGCGTAGTGGCGCCAACCTCAGCAGTGGAAAGCAACGTAGTGCTTGTTGCCTCACGCACACCTCCAACCACCCGAGGCTTCTTCACCGCAACCAGATAGCCAACACTTAGGTCTACGCCGCGCTCCGCCCACAACTGGGCGGTGGCCCCTAAAATGCCCTCCGCCGGCATGATTATGGCCTCATCATCGGGAAAGATTCGCCCCATCATATCTTCCCCATAGATATCCGAGGTGTTAAGCACCATAGACAAATCGTGGCGCTGTGTGGGTGAATTTCTATACACCCTGTATGGAACTACTCTCATCCATATCCTAGACATAGTATCAGTCCCACATTACACCAGAACTTCTGGCGTAGGAACCAACGATACGAGACTCTGCCGTGTATACCTTCGGGAAGCGGTGTCGGCGACAAGCATCTAGCGCCCGCAATTCCAATGCCTTTACGGCAGCAGCAAAGCGCCCTGCCGTACCCACCTGAATGTTTAGGTCACCATAAGTCAATCGCGACGCTCCACCCGGCACCACCCCGTCCTCAGCATCAGCCGTATCCAATTCCACTAAAATATCGGCAGCCACCTTCCGCGCCTGGGCCATCCGAATGTCGTAAGGAGGAGTCACATACCCCCAAGTTATTGTCATTTCAACATTCTGCGCCCCCGACAAAAAGAATGGGTAGGGCCGGCCAGTCGTATACTTAATGCTAGTAACCTGCTCAACAGGTCTTATACGTCCATCAGAGTAATACACATAATCGTCGGAATCTTGGGCACTATTCGAAATAACAAGGTCCGCTACAGCAAGCAGTGGCACAAAGCCATACTTAGACAAATCCAAACAGTCCAATCCATTACCATCTACTTCAATGGCAACGTTCTGGTGGTAATCAAAATCATGACCCGCCTTACCATTAACCCATAGTCGAGCATCCGGTATGTAAAACCTAATAACCTCGTCACGAGTCTCATGATCAAGCCACGCACCCAAGGTCTCCTGTTCACTGTCCACAGAAACCCGTTTGAGCACTGTAATTACGTCCTCTACATTACAGTAGCGCTCGTCGGAAAGTCCAGAAACCTCATGGTCGGCTGCTTGAGTTATCGGCATTTTACTACTTCCTTTAGCCTCTCTATAATAACCTCATCAGGTATCATATCCAAACAGCGAGGAGGAGGGTCACACCGGTGGGTCTGATGGTCATTACAGGGTGGACACCCAACATAGGAGTTGCCTTGGATGACCGTACAATTAGGCTGTCCCTTTATACGCAGCTTGTAATCAACGTGGCCATAAAGAGCCAATGTCGGCTTGCTCAGTGCGTTTGCCACGTGCGTCACACCAGAATCACCAACCAACGCGGCATCACACGCATCAACTACGGCAACAAGGTCACCTACGTCTGTTCGACCGGTCAAATTCACTACCCCATCAATGTCCCAAATGGTCTCACGGACGTGATGTAGACACACTGGTGTCATTCCAGCCAACACCATTTTCCTCACTATCCCAACCAGCTTTTCCTGCGAAGGCACCCGCCTAAAGTTAGCACCACGTACATGCACTGCCACCAAAGGATGGGAGTCTGGAAGCAAACCTGCCACCCTTTCAACATGAGAAGGCATAGGCTTTAACAACATACTGTAGTCAGTAAGGTTAGTAATTCCCGCCATCTCAGCAAACAAATCTGGGCGGGCCTCAGATGCCTGCCTAGGATGATTCTCAACCCCATAAGTCCAATCAGCGATGTAGTCATAAGGGGCATAATCGTATGCCTCGAAATGCTCTACCGCCCTGGTCACTGCTGGGTTATCAAAGAACAATACGCGATAATGAGCATCACACGAATATACTATTGAGGCATTTGGAAAGCGCTTATGAATAGCTGCAACTGCAGGCAGCGAAAGCAACAAGTCGCCCAAACCCCTAGGCCGAACTATCAACACCCGCATCCTAGGACGATCCGATAAAGCCGTTACCAAATCAACCTCTTGAAAATCTTGGCGCTTATTAAGCACCTTGTACTCATGTAAAGGTACACTATAAATACGGCCCGCTTCGTACTCCCTGTAATACTCAACACCTGCAGCAGCGTCATCGAAGCGGGCCCTGGTCTTATCCCCGTCGCAGCGGCAAATTATGGCCTTGTTGCCGAGCGGCTTCTCCTCTTGCAATATACAATTTTCGTTGGACAGCAAATAGGCTAAGTCGCTGGGATTGGTTACCTCAGTCCACTCGCCCGCCACAAAGTGGTAAGTACGGGATACAGGCCCGCCCGCCACATGATACGAACGAGAACCGAATGGGGTGAGCCGAATACCCATGGACCCACCCCCTATATCAAGCGCCATCAACTACGCCGTGGGCCCCAACAACCTTCGTAGTCACCCCACGAGAAGACGCAGTTTCAGCTGAAAGTGAGTGAGCCACTCCAATATCAGGCTCCAGTTCATCGGACTGCTTCGCTTGGTGAGTATCTATCAATTCCTTCAACTGAGCCAACACTGCTGGATCGGTTAGGTCCAAAGGTCGACCATCCTCCTCAGGACGGCCGGTCTTAAACATTGGCTCCGTCGTCAACCCCTCAACACCCCGCTGGCCCGGACGAGTAACCATAATAGCAAGGAACGCTTCATAGTCCTCATCAGTACGGACAAACTGAGCTACCATTTTCTTAAATACATAAGAAATTGGTACGTTCTGCTTGGTAATCGGGTCCTCAACAGTCTCAACCACAGACTTCACCACAAACGACTCAGGGTGATAGGCCGTGTCCGGAATGTACAGCCAGCCACCAGCCCGCTTTTGCTCATCAGCCATCATTGTTCACCTCATTGTTGTTCATTCCCTGCTTCTCAATGGGCAAATAGCCCACTCCGCAGGTGTATTAGTACGCAGCCAGCAATGCCGGATTAACCACGGGATTCACGTTCACTGCGCAAACCACCGCGTCGATGCGCCGATATTGCACATCGAACTGGCCCCACCAAGCATAATACTGGACCTTGCCGTCGGTCTGACGCAGCCCCAGATGGAATGTCATCTCCGGCCCATAACCCACGACCATGTTGCCCCGCTCAACGAGCAGAACAAATGTAAATTCCTCAGCAGATGCCGACTGGGACAGTACACCTGCCTCAGTAATCGATATCGCTGGAACAGGCACAATGGGTATGCCAGCGTAGGACAGCTGGTTCTCCTGTGTTAGTGACAGGTCACCAATCCCAGTGGTACGCCGCGACAAGTAGTCACGGTATTCGATGACCACGGTGTCATTAACGTAAAACCGCCAGTCGCTCTTCCGAGCCGTATCCTCACGCCACTTAGCTGGCAGCAGCTTCCACATTTCCTTAAAGAGCTCGGGGTTGACATAGCCACCTCCGTGGTCATAGATATGACCAGCATTGGCCTTTACGCGCCACCCGTCAATGGTAGTCATGTTACCAGGCGCGTAACCGGCCGGGTTGGTCCCACCAACCTGGGCCATAATGCCGATGCGCTCGAACTCATTCGCCATAGTCTTGCGCACGGCGGTATCAATGTCGTCAGCCAACTGACCTCGCGCAATATTATAGCGAGGCAGGAAAGTATTCTCAAATGTATAGAGAATATCAGCCGGCTGAGGAGTAAGGGTCCGTCCACCAAAGACAGGAGCCAGCTCGTTAGCCGCCGGGACCTGCTGGGTATAACCAAGCCCCATTGCCATCTGGCCAGCCGGGATATCGAGGGTAGCAATATCTAGGCTGGGAGCATCCAACACCAGATGATCAGCATCCTTCAACATCACTGAGGTATCAACAGTAAGGTCGATAAACGAGCGCAGCTGCTCACCACGCAGCTGAAGAAACGCTGTGTTTGGTGTGGCACTGGTCACAGCTTTTTGGATATATTGTGCCGCCGGTATCACTCCAGACATGTTAGGTACTCACACTCCTTCCGAAACAGCTTTCAGCCTGACGAGCTAATATATGAGCCACATCTTCAGTGGCCCCCCCGCCATTGCCGGGCTCGTCGCCCTGTGGTACTTGTGCCGACATTCCATCGGCTTTGGCGATAACCTCGACACTGCCAGACAACGCCTCAATCCGAGCTTCCTGCTCGCTTTGGGCCGCCTGTATCGCAGACAGCTGCTTAAAGAGTTCAGCAAAGTTGTCATTGATAGTTTGAACAGCATCAGTAGGGACGTCATCCACCTTGTCTACATTATCGCCTTCAGGAGCAGTCGGTTCCACTTGAGTATCCTCGGCTTTATCGGCCTCGGTCTTCTCAACCGTCTCCTCCTCGCCTCCATCATCGGCGGGCTCATTCGTCTTGTCCACTTGGCTAGCAGACTCAAGCGCATCAACCTTATTGGTTAAATCGCTTACCTTGTTAATAAGGTCATCCAAAAGCTTAGCTATGTCGGTCTTTTCCCCGGTAGCTTCAGCACTTGAATGAGTCTCGGCATCCTTGGCGACTGCCTCAACAGCCTCGTTGGAATCAGAACCAGCCTTCTCGGCTTGAGCATCATCCCCAAGCTTGGTGTGGGAGGCAGTGCCGAGGAGCTGTGTAATCCCCGCCATTAGGACCTCTCCAATAGTCCGCCTGCTGGCATTTTCTAAGGACTCACCCATTAGACTTTCGCCTCCTTCTGTATTAGAATCAGCAGCTTTCGCTGTACTGCAGTGTTTATTATAAAGCCGTTGTGCTTTCTCTTTCAAAGCCTGTTTCTTCTCAGCACTAATAGTCGTTGTTACACCCTTAATCTGGTTGGCACGGGCTGCTGCTGCATGCAAATGACGACAATCATAGTTGCCCTGCTTATCTCTAAATGGTAAATGCCTTGCGCTTCGTGGCACAGTCTTCCCATCTTCATCCTTCTTGCCCGTATTTTCAACATATAGGAAGGCAGAATCCGGAAGATCATTTACATACGCAGTAGTCCACTTAGCCTTCTCCAATTCCTCGAGAGTGATCTCAGAAATGGTCTTCCCCAACAAATCATAATAGGCAGCAATTTCGTCAAACTCGGCCTTTGCTGTATTCCTAGTCGTTGGCACAGCGTCAACCTCCTTTGGTGCCATCTTCCCTCCACAAATCTTACAAAAATACCCATCAGGCCGATATTCAGCCATAGCCTCCTCAAAGCCACACTCAACACAAACATAAGTCGCGCTTGACACTTCTTCCGCCTCAGAACGTTTTGCCTTCCCAGTAGTCGGCCTAGTCAGCTTGGACCCACACTTTGGACATTTCATCTCATAACAAGGCTCGCCGGTATCGTGCTTAGTCTCATAACCACACTCAGGACAGACACAAACCCCGCCAGGACCCTCGCCTGTGCCTCCCGGCTGGCGGCCCAAAGTGTCCGCCGCCTTAAAAATCATATCAGTCCAACCCAACTGGGCCTTACCATCACCAACCGGTGCCACCCAAGTATCCTGATTTATCGCAGAGTTTGCCGAACAGAGCAAAACGTGCTGAAGCTCAATATCATCAATCTCCATAATGGCACGATGAGTCTTAGAGTCAAGACTGTGCCGCACCGCTCCCGGCGGCAGCCGACCGGAAATAGACAACTTCATCGTGTCCCGTAGGGCCTCATCTGTCATGTCCTCATAAATAGCTGGCACAAACGGATGGCTCTTTTTCAGCCGGCCATTTATGCGAAGTACCGAGGGGTCATCAACCGAAACGTCCGGCCAACACCACCCAATTCGCGATGCTACACTGACTTCACCCTCCACATGACTTCCGGCTACAACAAGGGGAATTGGGCCGGAATTGCGCATAGCCTGAATTGCCTTTTCAGTAACACGGTGGCCCTCTTTATCAACAAGAGCAGACGAGGCCTGACCAACAAAACGAAGCTCGCCATCGGCGGACGACTCCGCTTTGTTGACAGAAACAAAGAATGAAAAGTCACCAATCATTGCAGCCTTCCCCCCTGGTTTAGAAATCTTAAACTTCCTTTGAACCATCTCGTGGGTAGTGGCTATCGCTTGAGATTCGGTCAAACTGGAATCGCGCAGCAAGGCATTAAGCACACGAAGGGCATACTTCTTCTGCTCGGTGCTATAATTCTTAAAACTGGCAGGAAGCTGGGATATGCTCTCATAGGGCACGCCAACCAGCCCCCAACTGGCTAGATTCCATCAGTTATTACTCTGAACAAGCTCATATTTGGGTTTAACTCAGTTTCCATTATAAGGAAGTTCAAATCAATGTCAAGGCTTTTTGGGACAAACCAAAATTTTTTTGTCTAAAAAATCCAAAGATATGGTGAAACCACTGGGGTAGCTCCAAGTACGTGGGACCTGGCGAACGGTGCGAGACTACGAGGAGGACAATATTCAAGCATGATACACAAAGTGAGCACTCCTGCTCGGGCAAGGAGCAGGAGTGCCTCAAAACTTGCGGGGCTGGCATAATCTAACAGTCACTATACATCATCATCTTCCTTGGTGGCCTCCGGCACAAACCTCACCATCTGTGGAATACCCAAATCCTCCAGTATCATCGCCGTATCCATCTGCTGCTCTGAAGTAAGCTGCCCTACCGCCATCGCATTAAACAGCGCCTTGGACGCATTAGGCAATTGAAAAATTGGGGCAGAATTGGGCGGCGTCTTCATATCGCTAGTAAGTGGCTTAGCCTCACCATTACCGTTTTCAGCCCCCACACCGAGATTAGCTCGCACTACTTCCTCAACCAAACGCACAGGCAAAATCCCTACGCCCAAAGAATTAAGAAATGGCTCGTCACCGCCGGCCACTGGAGGCCTGCCATAGTACCTGCGCACCTCGTTAATGCTCACCACGCCCCTCCCCATAAGGATGGAGAATATCTCGGCCCGCTCCCTTTCCGAAATAAGCTCTGGCTGGGCAAGGTCAAGCATTACATCCTTCAGACCCAAATCCTCCCGCAGAATATAGTTGAACCTAGATTCGATACGCCGCTGCTCTGGGCGAACGACCTGCGCCAGAAACTGCCAGTTGGCCTCCTGGCTAACCGCCCTGTTTAGTCCCTCTATCGAAGCAATAACGCTGGGAGGCACACGATGCACTCGCATAATACGATGATCACAAAGATCACGAAACTCATTAAACCCAGATTCGTTAAGCTGCGAAACCGACAGGTCCCACTTTTCAATCTCCACTTCCATACCAGGCACTTCAATTATCAACACATTATTCATCGCATCAATCTGCTGCTGTTCGTTAAGCCACCTTTGAATAGCATCAGTCACCTTTGATGTCAGCTCCCCTCCTCGCACAATAATCGCCATACGTGGCACTGTTGAGTTTTCAAAGTAGGAAGCGTTAAACGCAGCTGCGTATTTAGCCCCGAATAAATCATAGGCGGCTGACATCGTATCGGGTTCACCATAAAGCGTATCCTTAGACGTGCCCTTCTTCATACAAAGTAGCTCGGTAACCTTCTCAGCAGCCACATCACCAGGCTCAGTGATCGCCTTATTAAACAAACCAATAGGGATGCCCCTATCTAACGTCCCCCACATAACAGGAAGATCGATCACCTCGTAGTTGCTACCCCCGGCACCCAACTGCTGCTTCACAGCTTCAATCTTGACTGAACGATATCGTTCCTCCTTATCCGCTGTGTATTTAGCAAAGAACTTCCGCTTGCCATTCCGAATCTGTATGTACCCAGAGCCATCAGCAAGGAACCGTATTGTGACCGCCTTGCACGGAGACATACCGTCAATAACACCCTGCTTATCGCGAGAAAACTCAATAAAGCCTTGGCCCACCGTTTCCAAATCACGCCACATCCCAGCCAACAGGTCAGGGAAAGGTTCGTCAGGCATACCCAATGACAAGAACGCCTCGGCCTTCTCCAGCTGAGGCCTAACTTTCTTAAGTTGCTCATCCGTGGCAACAGGCGCCTCATACATGTCAGATAGGGGCGCCAGCGACTGGTCCAACACAGCCAGTTCCCAACGAGGGCGTATCTTATAACCCTGCTGACAGATACTAACCACCTTGGCCTCTATACACGCATGCACAGTTGCTTCATCAGCCAACGACACATACGTATTTAGATCAACAGGTGGGGTAGCCACCTTCTTACTCTTGGCATATGCCGCAAACAGCTTGGCGGTCTCATCTGTTATCTGCGCTGAGCCTCCTACCACGCGATCGAGCATGCCCTCGGCGGCAGAAACCATCCCCAACATCGGGCCTTGTGGTGTACCCGCCGCAAAATGGTAAACCCGAGCATCAACTGGGCCGTGCCTACTCTCAATTGTTTCATCACGAACGTCTAGCGGTTGGACGTCTGGCTGCTGCTTTTTCATACTGTATCGCCGGATGATTTGGATCGGCGCGGAATACATCGCGGGGGTCTTCCACGACATCTGCCCGTTTCCGCCTAGCTGCTGCCATGGCATTCAGAACATCCCACGGCTTCGCCCGCCTCCCAGTCACCGCAACAGGGGCAGCACCCGCACCAAACACCCGCACGCCCATCAAATCTTCATCGGCTTCCTCCTCGAATTCAATATTGTAACCAGCCATCTCCTCGGGGGGCTTTCCCCGTACAACAGTAGCACGGATGGGACTGCCATAGTGACGTAGAGCATACAGCGCGTGTGCTGCAGCCGCCACCGTGTCGTCATGTCCCATAGGATAGTTATTTAGTTCATCCATAAACGACGCAAAGACATATGGTGTGCGATAGTTATCGTTTGCCCACGGCACCCAAACCAGGCGAGAAGAAATCAAGTCACGAACATTTTCGATCATCTCGATCTTGTTGCCTTTCATCTCAACAATATTCACAGGACGACCGACCACTTCAACCAAACTCCGAGCAAAGAGCTTCTCAACAGCGTTCGCTTCCACTACCAATCTATCAGGTCGATAGGCCTTTACCCAAGTAGCCAGGTGCGACCCAATCACGTCCGGGTCAGCCATTTTCCGCCGCAGCTGATTTAATAGAACCCGTACCAAACTATTCCGGTCAAACCCCCACAAATGGAACACCGTATAGTCAGACGTATACGTCTCGGTCGAAGCAAGGTCCACCGAAAGTACAAAAAACATCTGCTCTATGGTAAAGCCCTGTTCTGTATAAAGCCGGTAAACGTCGGAGCCTTCCTGGGGAATGCCCACACTCACAGGCCACCGGGATAGAAGAGGCTTACGAAATAGTCCGTCCTTGGTGTGGTAGCCATCAGCTTTGATATCCTCCAAATATTGTACCTGGAAAATCTTACTCTTTGGGTCAACAACCTCGTTAAGGCGGGTGCGTGCAAATGTTGTCTCGTTGTCCACCCACTCATCAATTAGCTTCTCAGCCGTCCACTCCCCGGGCCAAATAGTCACCAAATCGTCCGGCACAACAATATTCTCTTTAACAATGGCGTTGTCCCGCTCAGGATTAACAAGCTTAGGAGGCCAAGTACCTCCTTGAATCATTTTCTCCTCAACATACGACCAAATGCCGGTCTTCTTCTCTAGTGTTTCTATCTTCTTGGCATGGTAGTAATCATCATAACGCTGGAACGTCCCCACAATAATCCGCATACGCCGATTTGGGTTGAGTCGGCCACGGAACTCACTACCATCAATCCACTCCATCAGCCGCGCACGGCTCTCAGGAGTGCGTGAATTCTCACGGCTAATCAAGTCATCTCCTATACCTATATCAAATCGCAACCCCTGAATGGCCCCACGGTAGCCGGTTATTTCCATCGTAGGCGCTGACCTATCTATGGGACGATCAACAACTATGGCCGTAGTCTGCCACTTCGCACTACTATCATCAGCATGCAAATCGCCGTGCAACCAACGGAAGCGTTCGTTCTGATTGATGTGGTCCTTAGCCGTAACAATGAACCGCTCACCCAGCTCCTTAGTCTCCACCGCGATTAAAATAGCCACCGTTGGATCGCGGCCAATCGCAAACAATGAAAAGCCCATTCCCGTCATAGTGCTTTTAAAGCAACCAGTAGGAAGGATGGTCATCAAGTTCCAAATATCATCATGGACAGGCTTTTTCTCCGAAACCACAAAACCCCAAGGAGTATGCTTATCCAACCGGTTACAGTAGTCATTCATAAACCTGGGAAGTCCGGTAAATTCGGAAAAGTCAGTCATGTCAGGCGTAAGTGGACGAAAAGGATATAGCGCGTCGGTCTCCTCCTCAGTATAGCCGCGCTCCCGAAGGCCTTCGTAAGGAAGGAATATATGTCTGAACCAGACACTGTAGTTAGATAAGCAAAGATAAACAAAACGCTTAGCGTTTTTGGAAAGCGACATCCAAGATTGCTCATCCCATTTGGCTGGAAGAAGAACACGCCCATACATATCCAGCCAACTATCTGGGATAACAGCAGCGTCCGCCTCAAGTGGAACCAAAATTCTGCCCTTTTTGTACGAAATCATGCCACTGACACCAAGTCTATCTTAAAGCAGACGCAGATCGATGTCAAGTGAAACAGAGCAGAAATAGAGAAATAACGAGAGGAAAACGGAAGAAAACCACGGAGAAACACTTAATTGGAGTGGAAAGCAGCTTCTATTCTCTTCCGCGCCAATACACAATAGCTAGAATCAATATCAACACCTAAGAGTGTGTACGCGCGCGGCTAAAGTTCGTGCACGATGAGCCCCGTTTCGCGGCTATTTATATTTGCCCCATTTAACCTTTGAAGTGGATTCAGACTTGTCGTCATTTTTAGTTTTCTTGACGAGGATGAGATATTTAAATCCCCTCAAAAAGAAGTTAAACTTTTGCGCTCGATAGTGCCAAACACCAGTGTTGGAACTCTGACCTCTCCGAGCAACGCAAACAATATCCAATGGTTGAAAGCCTACCCTATTGACAAGCATGTCATAGATTCTAAATCCCACGGGGGTAAACTTCCTTTTTACCCACTGGTCACCAATTAGCCAGCCCAGAGTCTTTTCCCACTTCAGGACTCTATGCAGTTCGAGTGCTACTTTTTCTAATTCTTCATAGAATTGTGGCTCTTCCGCTGAGATTTTACCAATATCCCTTGGGTCGTCTGAGTAGTCTACATTATCTCCATACGGTGAATCTATAAAGACCATATCGACGGACTCATCTGGAAGCGGAATTTCGCGAGCATCCTGCTTAACAACCTTCGGATGCTGAGGGTTAATATCGTACGCAATTACTTCTCTTCTTTCTTCTTCGCAAACGTCGACGGTTGTACCGCTTCCGGCCATAGGATCAAGGACTAGGTCGCCCTCACTTGTATACCGTTGCAGCATGTTCCAAATTATGAACGCTGGTGTTACGCCTTGGAACTTGTTGTTTCCCTTGGGTTTCTTGCCATAACTTTGCCTTGGGTAATCCCAAAGAGTGGTCGTCTCAAACGGTGGCTTCTCGCCCTCCATCTCTATTAGTTCTTGTTGGGCGGCCGTTGTCTTCTCTTTGATTGACATGATATCACCTCTTCCAGGTCTGAAAGAAATTTGTCGAAGTTCTTAACCTTATTGCTTTCCTCAATTAGTTCCTCGCTCATTACATAGGCCCCGTCAGTGTCTAGTTCGACTATTGCTCTCCCCTTTTTAGCCGGGGTTCGAGTGGTTA